GAAGCAGTACTAGCTTAATAACAAATAAAATTCAGGAGATAGGCACGTGTCACTACCAACCAATGATATAAAGTTTAACGTCAAGAACGGACTAGCGGTCGGTGCCTCTGGATTTGAGGTCATCAACACAGCTGGTGAATGGGTCGGAGCTTCTGGTCCAGGTGAATCACCATACGGTGCAACAGGTGTTAGAGGAGAGACAGGATCTACTGGTGCTACCGGTATTGATGGTGCTTCTGGTGTAACTGGTCAAACAGGTGCTACAGGCGGTAATGGTGGTACATATGTATCAATCGATGCAACTGTAACAGCTGCATTAGATAACGCTTGGTTAGTATATCCAACGCTCTACGGTAGCTACATTCGTATTGATGGTAGAGCGCTATCAGCTACTCCTGCACCAGGAATGACGTTTGTATATAACTCAGTTACATACACAGTTTATAATTATGTAGATCAAGGTGATATATCTTTCTTAGGTTTAACAAACACACCTATAACTTTAGGTGATATTCCAGTAAATGCAACAATCACAATTACAGGATATAGCGCTGCTACAAATACAGGTTATGCAGGTGCAACTGGCCCAACTGGTGAGACAGGTGCTACAGGAGCAACAGGCGCCCAAGGTGCTACAGGTTCTCAAGGTGTAACTGGTCAAGATGGTGCACAAGGTTATGACGGTGCTACTGGTGTTCAAGGTGTAACAGGTGATCAAGGTCCAACAGGTCTTGATGGTGCTACAGGTGGATTCGGTGGTTACATTGCAAACACATACGTATTCGATCCAGCTTATATCGGTAGTCAGTTATATTACCCAAATGACGACTACTTCACAATTTCAGATGATAACGAAGGTTACTATAATGCGCTAGGTACTCAAAACATTGCCGGCGGCAATGCTTACATGTTCAGCTTTACCTTCGATTACTTTAGTGACAACGCTAATTCAGTTGGTATCGCAAACAGTAATGTTGATCTTAATGCTATGCTTGGTGGTCCTGATGAAAACTCCATAGCTTATACGCAAAACGGTGATATCTATTATGCTGGTTCATATGTAACTCATTATGATAGCTATACTAGTGGAGACAAGATTGATATAGCTGTAGACACTGATAACCATTTAATATGGTTCAGAGTAAACAATGGTTACTGGAATGGTAATATCTCTAATGATCCAGCTACTGGTGTTGGCGGTTTATCAGTTGATAATTCTGTATTTAGTGCTGGTGTTTATCCAGCAGTAGGTATCTATGGTTCTAATGGTCCTGCACAATTTACTATCAATGATGTTGCTGAATACGGTGTTCCAAGCGGATTCACATTCTTACGTCGTGGTGTAACAGGAAATGCTGGTTACATAGGTGCAACAGGTCAAACAGGTGAAGTTGGTGCAACTGGTTCATATGGTCACAGATACAAAACTTCTTCAACCACTGCATTTACACTTGCATCTACAGGTGCTACAGGAGTTGTAGTCGTAGATGAAAGATTAAGTTATGGTGGTGGTGAAACAATTATTCTTACCGATGGTGGTGGTATACATCAACATGGTACAGTTACAAGTTACGATCCAGTAACAAACATCCTTGCATTTACACAAACAGATCACGTAGGTACTGGTTCACATAACGCATGGGTAATCAACCTTGACGGAGCAGTAGGTCAAATTGGTGCTACTGGTGTTACCGGTCAAGACGGCGCACAAGGTATCGATGGCGAACGAGGATTGCAAGGTCGTACATATAATGCCAGAGGTGCAACTGGTGCTGATGGTGCTACAGGTACAGTAGGTTTAACTGGTGCAACTGGTGTTGCTGGTGCTACAGGTGAACGAGGATTTCAAGGTGCAACTGGTGAAGCTGGTATAGACGGAGCTTCTGGTGCTGATGGTATCCAAGGTTCAACAGGTTTAGATGGTGCAACAGGTCCTGATGGCGAACAAGGTTACACAGGTGTAGATGGTGCAACAGGTTATACTGGTGCTACTGGTGCTCAAGGTGGTGATGGTTCATCAGCTGCAATTCAATTTGATACTGGTTATGGTCATTATGGGCCTAATCAAACAATTTCAAGCGGCAGTAACGGCGCAAATACAATATTAAGTGGTACAGTTGGTTATGTTGAATCAGCAATAACTACTGCTGAAATGGCAACATACGCTAACTCTGGTTTAAGTATGTTTGGTGTAAGGTTAGATGCTGATATACCTGCTACTACTAATCGCATTGGCTTAGGAACATCTGGCATTGATGTTAATAATGCATTAGGAAGATATGATGACCAATCGCAAGGATTCCAACAAGATGGTACTGTTTGGATAAATGGTATCCAAACTGATTCATTAGGTATTAATTGGGGCGTTGGAGATTTAGTAGAAGTTGCAGTTAATTATAATTATAATACAGGAGTATTTTGGGCAAGAGTTAACGGTGGAGCATGGTCAAAAGGCGGTGATCCAGCAACTAATACTAACGGTTCACCATTCTTATTAGCTCAATCGCATAGTTATCCAGCAGTAAGCACACTCGATGGTGCTGTGTTTGAATTAATAACTACTCCACAACATGATGTTCCAAGTGGATACACATATTTAGGTAATACAGCTGCAACTAACATAGGTTACACAGGTTCAACTGGTGCAACAGGTGCTACTGGTCCAGACGGTAACCAAGGCATTGATGGTGCATCAGGTCCAACAGGTCAAGACGGTGCAACTGGTATCGATGGCGGAATCGGTATAACTGGTGATCAAGGTCAAACTGGTGAGACAGGTGCTACAGGTGTACAAGGTCCAACAGGTCCAGACGGTCAACAAGGTATCTTAGGTTATGACGCAGCGACTGGTCCTACAGGTCAAGACGGTGCAACAGGTGCTACTGGTGTACAAGGTATCGATGGTGCTTCAGGTCCAACAGGTGAGACTGGTACTGATGGTGCAACTGGTTCATATGGTCATAGATTCAAAGCAATATTACTTAACACTGGCTACTACATTGATAACGGTGTAAATATCAATGTAAGTGGTGATATCAATATACAAATAGATTCACAAACACTTGACTACTCATATTCATATGCTGCTGGTCAAACTATCATCATCTCTAAAGATTCAGAGAACTTTGCTACAGCTTTAGTAAACAGTTATGATAATATTACTGGTACTATTAATATTACTATCGTAACAGAAGTAGGTAACAGTACTCCAGGAGTTGATACACTTTATGTTAACCTTGACGGTGCAGTTGGTATGGAAGGCGCATCAGGTGTAACAGGTCAAGATGGTGCCACAGGTATTAATGGATATAAAGGTGCAACTGGTGCTTTCGGTGAACAAGGTTATACAGGTTCAACTGGTGCTACTGGTGTACAAGGTGCTTCAGGTGTAACTGGTGAACAAGGTCAAACAGGTTTAGACGGAGACCAAGGTATACAAGGTGAAACCGGTTTAGATGGTGCTACTGGTATTACTGGTGCTTCAGGTGCTACTGGTCCTGACGGTGATCAAGGTTACACAGGTCTACAAGGTTACAGCCTAGCAAACGGTTCAACAGGATTATCTGGCACATCACAAACAACAGTAGATATGTTTGCTGCTAACGAAGTTGGTACAGCTAAGTATATCGTACAAGGTGTTAGCACAACAAACAAAGTACAAGCTACAGAAGTTATCTTAACACAAAATGCGTCTGCAGTTTACATGACTGAGTATGCTACATTAAGATCAGATAAAGCTACGAAAGTCATGGATGTAACAGCAGTAACAAACGGTTCAGTGATATCATTAAAGGTAACTCCAACGACTGCTGGTACAGCTATTAGTTGGGTAAGAGAGTCTGTACAAGGTCGTATCGGTGGAACAACAGTCGATGATCCAAGCGGATTAAACTTATTCTACTCATTAAATAACTCTGATAACGGCGCGATACCATTAGGTAAAGCATACTTATACCCAGATACATATTGGTCAGACTTAATCGACTTCGCTTCATTGGTCGGCACAGAGATCACAGTTGATTCTGCTGGCATAGGTCCACAAAACCCTGCAGCTGGTACAATAGTATCATGGGATGGCAGTACATTGATAGTGAACATCGTATCTGGTAACTTCCAATCAAGGACAGATTTAGATAAGATCACATACGGGTACTAATAAATAACATATACACATAAACACTGGGGAAAATGAACCGTGTCTACAAGCAATAAATCGTTTGTCATCAAGAACGGACTATCCGTTGGTGGTGCCTCAGGCATCGTCGACGTCATCGACCAATACGGTAATTGGATCGGCGCGACCGGAACTCTTCAAGGTGCATCAGGATCAACAGGTTTAACAGGAGCAACTGGAGTCACAGGTAACACTGGTGCTACAGGTGTTCAAGGTGCAAGCGGTGTTCAAGGTGCTAGTGGTTCCACAGGTTTAACAGGAGCTACAGGTTCTCAAGGTATTCAAGGAGCAAGTGGAAGTACTGGTTTAACTGGTGCGACTGGTTATACTGGTGCAACAGGCACTCAAGGTATTCAAGGTGCTTCAGGTTCTACAGGTTTAACCGGTGCAACAGGTGCTCAAGGTATTCAAGGTGCTTCAGGTTCTACAGGTTTAACCGGTGCAACAGGTGCTCAAGGTATTCAAGGTGCTTCAGGTTCTACCGGATTAACTGGTGCCACTGGTACAGGATTAACTGGTGCTACTGGTTATACTGGAGCCACAGGTTCTCAAGGTGCAGCAGGCCAATCAAACAGTATATTCAACTATCAAGCAAAGACAACGACTCAAAGCGGTTCTACATACGTTGGTGATGGATACATCGTATGGAATAACTCTACACAGATAAGTTCAACAAACATCTGGGTCAGTCACCTAACAGAAGACACTATAAGTGGTGGTTCTACTAATGCTATTGACATCGACATCTATCTTGCTTTGCTTCAACAAGGTCAAGAGTTCATCATTCAAGATGCAAATTTGTCTAATAACTACCAGATATGGACAATATCAGGGACAGTAACAAACCAAACAAGCGGTACTAATAGCTGGTACGATATACCTGTAACCTTAGTATCTAGCGGAGGTACAGGAACAAGCAACTTTGCAAATGATCACCAGTTATTCCTTGGTATAGTATCAGGAACGCAAGGTGCTTCAGGTTCTACTGGTTTAACAGGTGCCACCGGTATTAGTGGTGCAACAGGTTCTCAAGGTATCCAAGGTGCAAGCGGTGCTACAGGTTCTCAAGGTGTACAAGGTGCAAGCGGTGCTACAGGTTCTCAAGGTGTACAAGGTGCATCAGGTTCTACTGGATTAACCGGAGCTACTGGAGTTCAAGGTGTACAAGGTGCTACAGGATTAACGGGTTTAACAGGCGCCACAGGTACAGCAGGAACAAACGGTGCGACTGGTTCTGCAGGAATTAACGGTACAAACGGTGCAACAGGGACTGCAGGTGCAACTGGAAGTGCAGGTACAAACGGTGCGACTGGTTCTGCAGGAACAAACGGTGCGACTGGTTCTGCAGGAACTAATGGTGCGACTGGTGTTACCGGTAATACAGGAGCTACAGGTCCTCAAGGTATCCAAGGTATTCAAGGTGTGCAAGGTGCATCAGGTTCGACAGGTATTAGTGGAGCGACTGGTGCAACCGGTCCAGCAGGAACTAATGGTTCACAAGGTGCGTCAGGTTCGACAGGTATCAATGGTGCAACAGGTGCCACTGGTCCAGCAGGAACCAACGGAACTAATGGTGCTACAGGTACAGCAGGGATAAATGGTGCAACTGGTGCGACCGGTACAGCAGGAATAAATGGTGCCACTGGCGCAACAGGTATCATCGGTAGTATTGGATTAGGTGCGACTGGTGTAACATACTATCCAGTCATGACAGGTGCTACTGGCCCGATGCCTAACGGCTATCTTGCAACTACATACTCATTTACTCCAAGCACAGGTATATTCTCTGCACCTACACATGTAGCGACAGCATCTATAGGTGCATCAGGCACACAAGGTGCGTTTGCATACGGTACACTAAACTATGCAGATGGTAACATCATGGGTTCATGGTCATCATCAGTCGATAACTATAACCAACTACTTTTACAAAATACAAGCAACACAGCTAATGCATCAACGAACTTCGTTGTATCAAATGCACTTGCTACAAACTCAACTAACTATGCAGAGCTTGGTATCAACTCACCAACGTTCTCTGGTACAGGTATATTCAGTAATCCTGGTATAGCATACTTAGGTTCACAGTCACAAGACCTAGCTATCGGTACATACGGATCTAATGCTATCTACTTTGTAATTAATAGCTTATCTACAGCGGCGATGGTTATCGGTGCATCTGGTGCCATCAACATGAACGCTCCACTAAACGTTGGTGGAGGAACTGTTGGCGCTACAGGTTCTATCGTATCAAGCGGTGGAGCTGCACATGGTGGTGGTCTTGCAGTTGGATCTACAACACTTGGTGCTACAGGTTCTATCGTATCAAGCGGTGGAGCTGCACATGGTGGTGGTCTTGCAGTTGGATCTACAACACTTGGTGCTACTGGTGCATTGACAGCATTCACAGTCGGTGCAACAGGTGTTACAACAAATACATTAGTATCCACTAACGCAGCACTGCAAACTCTTGAAATTGGCACAGGAGCTACTGGTGCAACAGGTTCTATTAATGCCTCAGGTGATCTTAACGTTGGTGGTAATGCAGTGGTTACTGGTAACCTTACAGTTAATGGTACAACTACTACAATCAATACAACTACTCTAACCGTTAATGATATAAACGTTGAGCTTGGTAAAGTAACAACACCTACAGATACTACAGCAGCAGGCGGTGGTATAACATTACATGGTACAGCAGATAAGACATTAATCTGGCAATCATCAGCTACTACTGGTGGAACAAACACTGGTTACTGGAATGCTTCAGAAAACTGGAACTTATCTGGTACAAACAAAGCATACTATATCAATGGTGTGTCAGTGCTTAGTGCAAATACATTGGGTTCTGGTATCACAGCGTCAAGCTTAACATCACTTGGTACTATCGCAACACTATCTGCTGGAACTATTGGTGCGACAGGTGTTACCACTAATACATTAAGTGTTGGTACGATTGGTGCAACAGGCGTTACTACTAATATATTAACATCATCAAACATAGTTGCTGGTGCAACAGGTGCTACAGGATTTATTGGAGCTACTGGCTCTATATCAGGTTTATCAGGATACTTTAATACACTAACTGTTGGTGGTGTATCAGTTACTGGCGCATCTGGCGCTGCAGGTGCTACTGGTCCTGCAGGAACTAACGGTGCCACTGGTCCTGCAGGAACTAACGGAACTAACGGAGCTACAGGTACAGCAGGAACTAACGGTGCCACTGGTCCTGCAGGAACTAACGGAACTAACGGAGCTACAGGTACAGCAGGAACTAACGGAGCTACAGGTACAGCAGGAACTAACGGTGCCACTGGTCCTGCAGGAACACAATCTACAGCATATAACTCAGCATTTACTGCACAATTTGGTACACTTACTGGTGCTACAGGCGCGACTGGTGCTGTATACATACTAGGTTCATTAGGAGTTGGAACTGCGACAGTAGGAGCTACAGGATCTATCACTGCAACTGGTAATATTACTGGTCCTGCTTTAGTTACTGGTGCAACAGGTGCCACAGGCTTTGTTGGTGCTACCGGTTCTATGTCTTCACAAGCTGGTTACTTCAGTAGTATATATCTTAACGGTGTTGCACTATCCGCATCTGGTGGTGGTGCTACGATCACTAATGATAACTCATCAGCTGGTCCATACTATCCAGTTATGTCATCTGCGACATCTGGTACTTTCTCTACTGCATACACTTCAAGCACTGGATTATACTTTAACCCATCTACTGGTACTATCAACGCAACTATATTCAACTCACTATCAGATAAGCGTAAGAAAAAGAACATCAAGAAGATCAAGAACGCTGCTGATACTATAACACAGCTAAACGGCGTCGAGTTCCAATGGAAAAACAATGGTATGAAGTCTTACGGTGTTATCGCTCAAGAGCTTGAAGAAGTGATACCAGACTTAGTGTCTACAGATGACTCTGGAAATAAATCAGTTAACTACAATGGCTTATTTGGTTTCCTAATCAACGCTATCAAAGAACAACAAAAACAAATAGATGAGCTATCTAAAAAGATAGATAAATAATTTTACATTAAACACAATCTATATTATAATCATATAATACCCTGAGGAGTAACTATGTCACAAGTGAAGTTCCACACCGTTGACCAACCAGATTCAGATACAACTACCTTTGTACTATCCTGTAACAGACTAGATGTCTTAGCCAAGACACTTCAATCATTCTTTGATACCCAAGACTATGTCACCAAGATGGTGATCGTAGATGACTCCGCTGAGGAAGGTGTATTTGAGAAGTTAGTTGAAGAGTATGGAGATATATGTGACGTCATATGCTTCCCAAGAAACAGATCACAATGGTGGGCGATGGATTTTATGTGCTCATATTGTGATTCAGACTACATATTCTACCTCGAAGATGACTGGGAACTTACACAACCTGGTTACCTCAATAAATCAAAAGCAATCTTACAAAAGTATCGAGAAGTCGGTGTTGTCGATATATCATGGAGAACGTTTGAGTTCCAAGGTATCGACTCCTACCATAAAGGTCTTGTAGATGGTGAGTTCTTCTGGAAGAAACCGTGGAAGATCACTGATGGACACTTAGCATGGCATGCATGGTGCGGCTCTCCTAACTTAAGACGCAGAGATGACCTTATCATGTTAGGTCGAGTAGAGAAGTGGCATAATGAATGGAACATCGATCGTAAGTTTACTGCATTAGGATTCAAAGGTGTTTATCTTAATGGCGAGTATGCTCGACACCTTGGTGACCATTGCTCTAAGATGGCTGGACAAAGACCAGACGATTCTAAAGTTCCATATGACTTCTATCCTAAGGAACTACTAAAGAATCGCACTGCTCCTTATATTGATTTCAGAGCCATGGACTATACGTATGAGTATCCTGGTGATGTAACACTAGTTACCATGGCAGTTGATATATCACGTGGTGATCGATCATTCGAAGAACACTACATCAAAGGTCTAGATCATCTATTATCTGTACGTAACCCATTAGTAGTCTATGCAGATCCTAAGTATCATGATTATATACGTTTAAGACGCAAACAACTAAGCATCGCTACATCAAACAATCGTGTTGAGTGTAGAGCATTAACACTACAAGATATCCAGAACAACACGCAGTTCCAAGAGATACAAGCTATCATCAACAGTGATGCGTTCATCAATCAATCTGATTGGATAAAGAACTCTGCGCTGATGAACCCATACTACATACCACTAACGCTTATTAAAAACAAGCTGCTACAAGACGTGGCAGAACAAAACCCACTAGGATCTAAACGGTTCTATTGGATCGATTCAGGTATGTCAAACAGCTTTGGAGTTACAGAACCTATCGGTACATATAACTTCTTGTTCCTACCTAAAGATAAGTTCTTCTTAACATCATACCCGTACCAAACAAACTCTGAGATCCATGGTTGTAATATCAATGTCATGACAAATATAGTAGGAACTAAACCAAACTATGTATGTCGTGCAACATTATTTGGTGGGTCAAAGGATCAAGTTACAGAGTTTAACAAGTACTACTATGACACAGTAAGACAGCTACTAGATCAAGGTACTATCGGAACAGAGGAAGCGGTGTATACGATGGTAGAGATGATGAAGCCAGAATTAGTAAGTAGGTTTGCTATGCCAAATGGTGATATCAAGAACTACTTGAATACTATCAGGAATAGATAATGGCGCATGATATAAACGTTTCACGTAAGGCTGATGTCTTACTAAGGAACACACTTGAGATGCAAGACTTCTCAAGGATAGTTCATATATGTCATTATGTGCTTGAGACGCAACACCTTGAAGGTGATATAGTTGAGTTTGGCTGCTACTGCGGTCACACCTCAAAGTTGATATCATACATCTCAGATAAATGGCTATATGTATATGATAGCTTTGAAGGGTTACCAGAATCGGAAGAGAACTTACCGGGTGAGATGAAGACATCGCTCGATCTACTATGTGAGAACTTTACCTATGATGGTATAAGAATACCATATATACGTAAGGGTTGGTTCAGTGATGTTAATCCAGAACAAGTACCAGAAAAGATTTCCTTTGCACACCTTGACGGGGATTTATATATAAGTATAATGGATCCACTTAAGTTGATATACGATCGTGTGGTTCCTGGTGGTGTCATATTAGTAGATGATTATGGTGATGAATATTGGCCTGGTGTAAAGAAAGCAGTAGACGAGTTCTTTGCAGACAAGCCAGAAAAAGTTGTAGAGTTAAAAGGTTTAAATGGTGCTTTATCACATAAAGCGTTGATAACAAAATTATTTGAACACTATAAGGAATAGATGAAACCAACTTACCTTTATATAAAAGAACATAGTATTACTGGGATGAGATATCTTGGTAAGACTACTAAATCTGATCCATATAAGTATCAAGGATCTGGTAAACACTGGGTTAGACATATCAATAAACATGGTTTATATCATGTTAAGACGATTTGGGTTTCTGAACCATTTACAGATAAAAGTAAATTGGTTGAGTTTGCAACACTAATATCTGAAGAGATGGACATAGTTAACTCTGACAAATGGGCTAATCTTAAGATAGAGAATGGATTAGATGGTGCTATACCTGGTATTACACCATGGAATAAAGGTATTCCAAGAACAGATGAAGAAAAACAAAGAATGAGTCAAGCAAGAAAAGGATTTGCTGCATGGAATAAAGGTGTACCATGTAAAGAAGAAACTAAATCAAAATTAAAAGATAGAAAAAGAACAGAAGAAACTAAATCAAAAATAAAATCAGCACGAAGTAAACAAGTAATAATGCATTCAGAAGAAACCAAGAAAAAGATTAGTGATTCTCATAAAGGCAAGATAGTGACAGAAGAAGCAAAAATTGCCATGAGAAAACCTAAAACAAAAATAGTATGTCCCCACTGTAACATGTTAGGCGGTTCAAATAACATGTATAGATGGCATTTCAATAATTGTAAATTAAAAGGTGATAACAATGAGTAATAAATTTAGATTCCATGCACTAGGCCTCCCTCATACAGTAACTTCTCCAGAATATGTGGCCTGTGCATATACAATGAAAGTTCTAAAGTTCTGTAAGATGATGACCGAACGCGGTCATGAAGTGATTCATTATGGTCATGAAGATTCAATTGTTGAAGCCACTGAACACGTTACAGTTACTACTAATAAAGATCTAGAGATAGCATATGGTTCTTATGATTGGCGTAAGAACTTCTTCAAGTTTGCCACAAACGACCATGCTTATCAGACATTTTACAAAAACGCGATTCGAGAAGTAGGACTTAGAAAACAAAAACACGATTTTATTTTACCATTCTGGGGATCAGGTACTCGTCCAGTGTGTGATGCACATCCAGACTTAATTTGCGTAGAACCCGGTATCGGATACGCTGGTGGACACTGGGCAAGGTTTAAGATCTTTGAATCATATGCTATCATGCATGCATACTATGGTCTTGAGGCTGTCGGTACATGTAAAAACAACTTCTATGACACAGTAATACCAAATTATTTCAACCCAGATGACTTTACTTTTGCACCTGAAACTAAGGAAGACTACTGCTTATTCTTAGGTCGAGTGTATGAAGGTAAAGGTATCCATATAGCTATCCAGGCTACAGAGAAAGCTGGCATGAAACTTAAGGTTGCAGGTCAGAATAACCTACAAGCATGTGGTTATAAAGAGATCCCATCTCATGTAGAGTTCATCGGTTATGCAGACGTAGAGAAACGCAGAGAGCTTATGTCAAAAGCTAAAGTCTCTATGGTCGCTTCTATGTACGTTGAGCCATTTGGTGGAGTACAGATCGAGAACTTATTCTCTGGTACACCAACCATCACCACTGACTGGGGTTCATTCACAGAGAACAATATCCATGGTGTTACGGGTTACAGATGCCGTACCTTCGAAGAGTTCGTATGGGCTCTCAAGAACATCGATCGTATCAAACCTCAAGACTGTAGAGATTGGGCTATCAATAACTTCTCATTAGATCATGTGGCTAAGATGTATGAGGAATACTTCCAAGCCGTGCTTAATATCCATACTGGTAAAGGCTGGTACGAAGAGAATCCTGGTCGTACAGACATGGACTATGCACTTAAGAAGTATCCTGGTCGCAAGTACTAGGTAGTTTTTCTTATAAATAATAGGATAACAAATATAACCTAATATAAGTGGCGGTGTACCTTTATTATTGATATTCTGGTTAACAACAGGATGATATAATACATGCAGTTTAATATAAGCATTAAAGTTGTAGGAGCATAGGATGGCCGGACAATTCCAAAGCCGTCAAGGCGACCTAGAACAGCTATTCGTCACCGACTATGCTATGATCGACCAGTATGCTGCGACTGGATCACTGTGGAACTGGGGACATAATAACAGAGGTGGACTAGGTACCCTTGTATCTAGTCCTATCCAAACCGTAGCTGGCGGTACTAACTGGAAACAAGTGGCAGCTGGACTTTTTTATACAGCAGCCATCAAGACCGATGGTACACTATGGCTCTGGGGATGGAACGCCTATGGTAACCTAGGTGACAATACTAATGTCGTTAAATCCAGTCCTGTCCAGACTGTTTCTAGTGGCACTAACTGGAAACAAGTGTCGGCGAATGGATCCTATCACATAGCAGCTATCAAGACAGATGGCACCCTATGGACCTGGGGATATAGCTACTATGGTCAACTAGGTAATGGTGTTGCTAAAGTAGATCAATCCAGTCCTGTCCAGACTGTTTCTGGTGGCACTAACTGGAAGTCAGTGTCTACTGGATCCAATTTTACAGCAGCCATCAAGACGGATGGTACACTATGGGGATGGGGACAGGGCGGATGGGGTGCACAAGGTGACAATACTTTCAATGTCCATAAATCTAGTCCTGTCCAGACCGTTTCTGGTGGTACTAATTGGAAGTCAGTGTCGGGCGGAGGTGTTCATACAGCAGCCATCAAGACTGATGGCACCTTATGGACTTTTGGACATAACGGCTATGGTCAACTAGGTACTAATAGTACAGCCCATAGATCCAGTCCTGTCCAGACTGTTTCTGGTGGTACTAACTGGAAGTCAGTGGCAGCTGGAAGCGGTCATACAGCAGCCATCAAGACGGATGGTACACTATGGACTTGGGGATATAACTCCAATGGTCAACTAGGTGATGGTTCCAGTATAGTCCATAGATCAAGCCCTATCCAGACTGTTGCAGGTGGTACTAACTGGAAACAGCTTAGTACTGGGTCTTCAAATTCGACAACAGCCATCAAGACAGATGGTACACTATGGACCTGGGGAGGTAACCCCTATGGTGGACTAGGTGACAATACCATAACCCATAGATCTAGTCCTGTCCAGACCGTTTCTGGTGGTACTAACTGGAAACAAGTGGCAATTTCAAACGTGAATACAGCAGCCATATTCTTCTACGAAGCAGGTAACCTATATCCAAATAGTTAAAAAAGGAAAACAAAAATGTTTGTAATAGTTCACGATAATACAGTAATCTTAGGCCCAATGCGATGGAGCAAGTATAAGTTTGAGAACGTAATCTTAGAGGAGTGCGAAGTAGACATTACTTTGCCTGCTACTAATGATAACTTAGACCCTATCACAGTATCAGATAACGTCAAGATACTACCTGTCCAAGGTACAGAAAACCCTGAGTTCAACCCAACTATAGAGATGTTACATGGCCCGTTCTGGGAATTCACAGACACCGTAGCTATCATGAGTTACATTGTACAACCTCTACCATTAGACGCAGCCAAGGCTATGCTAAAAGACCGAGTCGCAGCAGAACGATGGACCAAAGAAAATAGCGGTGTTACGGTAAACTTAAACGGGACTGACTATAGTTTCGGTACTGACAGAGCTACACGTCTTGTCTTAATGAACGCACAAGCTAGTACCGATAACATCAACTGGAAACAAGACAGAGAGACATGGGTAACATTGGCTCCTTCTGATGTTCAGACAGTGTTGTCTACAGTGTTAGTACACGTACAATCATCTTTTGACTGGGAATACACCAAGCTACAAGCTATCGATGCTTGTGCTACTTCAGAAGACTTAGCTGGCATCAACATAACCGAGTAAACCATGGGATTAACCACAAACTACAAGAATAGTACAGGTATTGACATCGGGTCAACACTGGTCGAGAAGTCATACCTCATAGACAGGTATCCTGAACTAGTCGATACTTTTAGGTTTGCTGGGTTGTGGCTCTGGGGATATAACTTATATGGTCAACTAGGTGACAATACTGTAGCCGCTAAATCCAGTCCTGTCCAGACTATTGCAGGTGGTACTAACTGGAAACAGGTGGCAGGTGGCTACTATCATACAGCAGCCATCAAGACTGATGGTACATTATGGACCTGGGGTAACAACAATGGTCAACTAGGTGACAATACTGTAGCGAATAAATCCAGCCCTGTCCAGACTATTGCAGGTGGTACTAACTGGAAACAGGTGGCAGGTGGCTACTATCATACAGCAGCCATCAAGACTGATGGTACATTATGGACCTGGGGAGCTAACACCTATGGTCAACTAGGTGACAATACTGCAGCCGCTAAATCCAGTCCTGTCCAGACTGTTTCAGGTGGCACTAACTGGAAATTAGTCGCGGGTGGAGGTTATCATACAGCAGCCATCAAGACCGATGGCACACTATGGACCTGGGGAGCTAACACCTATGGTCAACTAGGTGATACTACTGTAGCCAATAAATCAAGTCCTGTCCAGACTGTTGCTAGTGGCACTAACTGGAAACAAGTAGCTGGTGGATCTAGTCATACAGCAGCCATCAAGACAGACGGTACGTTATGGTTATGGGGACGTAACTTCTATGGTCAACTAGGTGATACTACTGTAGCCAGTGCATCCAGCCCTATCCAGACTATTGCAGGTGGTACTAACTGGAAACAGGTGGCTTGTGGAAGCGCTCATACATCATGCATCAAGACAGATGGTACATTATGGACCTGGGGACGTAACTCCTTTGGTCAACTAGGTGACAATACTGTAGCCGCTAAATCCAGTCCTATCCAGACTATTGCTGGTGGTACTAACTGGAAACAGGTGGCGAGTGGACTCTATCATACAGCATGCATCAAGACAGATGGTACGCTATGGACCTGGGGACGTAACACCTTTGATCAACTAGGTGACAATACTGTAGCCAATAAATCCAGCCCTGTCCAGACTGTTGCAGCTGGTACTAACTGGCAACTGGTGGCGGGTGGAGTCTATCATACAGCAGCCATCCGTGATGACTCGATGGACGACATGTAATGCATCCATTGGTCAAGATCGTTACTATAGACGGGTTCTTTAATCAGGACCAAGCGACATCGATGCATAACTGTGTACGAGATCTCCAGTACAAAGAGTCAGAGTTTGGTAAGGAGATACCAGAATTTTACTTGATAGCGCCTGATGCCAACGAACAGTTTAGTGCTATACTAGGTGCAGAGGTAGAGGTGTTAGAGGAATACTCTGGTAGGTTTAGGTATCCTAGCTTATTCATACACTTTGAGGGCTTTGATACACTAAATGAATGGGTGTTTGCTGTAGCTCTTGATAATAGTACGTTCAACGTATACGAGAGCTTGAAAGGTCCAAAGAACGCATTAGAAGGGCATGAGTTACCTTACAGAGATTTATTTGCATGGGACTTAACGATAAACTACTTATTAAAACCAGGACAAGGCGTGATGTTTAGACCATGGCTGTTTCATTCGTTTGACTCAGGACTAATACAAACATTTAGGTTAAGAGAAAAAGATGGCAAAGAACCCAACTAACTTTACGTTTAATAACGGCGGATACCCCGCCGACTTCGCTGATGCTTTTGTCAACATCAACTTATTCTCTGATGGAGGGCTGTGGCTCTGGGGATATAACTTCAACATTGGAACTTTAGGTGACAATACTACAACTCCTAGATCTAGTCCAGTCCAAACTATTGCTGGTAGTACTATTTGGAAACTAGTAGCAGGTGGACAATATCATACATCATCCATCAAGACAGACGGTACACTATGGCTTTGGGGACAAAACAGCTATGGTGGACTAGGTGACAATACCATAACCCATAGATCCAGTCCTGTCCAGACTGTTTCTGGTGGCACTAACTGGAAACAAGTGGCTTGTGGATCTTTATATACAGCAGCCATCAAGACTGATGGCACACTATGGACTTGGGGACAGAACCCCTTTGGTCAACTGGGTGACAATACGAGTGTTCGTAAATCTAGTCCGGTTCAAACAGTAGCCGGTGGAGCTATCTGGAAACAAGTCGCAGCTGGAAGCAATTTTACAACAGCCATTAAGACAGACGGTACGCTATGGACATGGGGGCTTGGTAGCTATGGTCAACTAGGTAACAATACTACAACCCTTGTATCTAGTCCTATCCAAACCGTAGCTGGTGGCACTAATTGGAAACAGGTTGCGTGTGGATCAACTTATACAGCGGCTGTTAAGACTGATGGTACTTTATGGCTTTGGGGTGATAATAACGCTGGTCAACTAGGTGACAATACTAAAGTCCATAGATCTAGTCCTATCCAGACCGTCGCAGGTGGCACTAACTGGAACCTAGTAGCATGTGGATCCTATCATACAGCAGCCATCAAGACAGATGGCACATTATGGCTCTGGGGAGGTAATTATTATGGCTATGGTACACTAGGTGACAATACTTTAGTCCATAGATCCAGCCCAGTCCAGACTGTCGCGGGTGGTACTAACTGGAAACTAGTAGCATGTGGTGCTTATTACTCAGCAGCCATCAAGACAGATGGCACATTATGGACCTGGGGTAACAACAGTAATGGTACACTAGGTGATAATACTACAACTCATAGATCCAGCCCAGTCCAGACTGTCGCGGGTGGTACTAACTGGAAGTCGGTGGGATCTGGAAAATTTTATAGTCATATGGCCGCGTTAACAAGCATCACATAAATAATTTTACATTATATATAATATGGTATATAATATGAAATAAAAGGTAAATGATGAAGATAAATCTTGGTTCTGGTACTAAACGATATCCTGGTTACTTAAATGTAGACATCGATGCTGGATCTAATCCAGACTTTGTTGTCGATATTGAGAATGAAAGACTCCCATTTGATGATGACTCTATCGATGGTGTCATAGCACATCATATCTTAGAACACCTTGGTCAAGGGTTCTTCAACTGCGTACAAGAGTTATACCGAGTATGTAAGCACGGCACGATCATCGACGTTCATGTTCCACACCCCAACCACGACACTTTCCTCATAGATCCTACACACAAGCGTCCTATCTACCCACATACCCTTGATATGTTCTCTAAGACACGAAACCAAAAAGACATGGATGCTGGCGGATGTGAGACCCCAATAGGGTTCATATATAATGTAGACATGTATGTATTAGAGTATCAACCAGTATTAGACGGGTATTGGTTGCCAAAATTTAAAGAGATGACCGAAGAACAGTGTGACTATACGGCAAGGACGTTTAATAATGTAGTCTCTGAGTACCATATCAAGTGGTACGTTAATAAAGAAAATGTGATCACACGATGAGTTGTTAAATCAAAAATGAACCCACTAGCAACAGCTGAGTTTTTTATCTACCTCAAACAGTTTGACAAAGCCAAGATCGTCCTTGATCTATTAAAACCTTATGCTCAACGGATAGAAGATATCGATCAGCTTGGAAAGCTTTATGCAGATATCAGGGAGTTCAATGATACGTTAGAGCTAGCTGAAAGGATATATGCATTAGTACAAACATCACAAGCTAAGTTTGACGCACGAGTCAACATCATCAGAGCTTACTTAAACTTAAATAAACCTATAGAAGCATTAACGTATGTGGGTATCAACGAGAAAGAACAACCCAACGACCATCCAAACCAGATGGACAAAGCTATGTGTTTCTTCTTGCTTGATAAGAAGGACGAAGGAGAAAAGATCCTCCGCAAGATACTTACAGAACCACACACGCAAGATATTAACTTTAGAGTTAACTTTAATCTAGGTACATATGACTTAAGGAACGGTAAGTTTAAAGAAGGCCTTCGTCATGTGTTACTCGATGGTCGTAAGTTGAACATCTGGCACGAGTTTAAATTTCCTAAGAGTCAACTATGGGAAGGTACTCCACAGCCAGGAAAGACTATAATCCTCTGTGCAGAAGGCGGTATAGGTGACGAGATCATATCAGTACGGTTCATGAAACACTTTAAAGATGTTGGTATGAATCCTATATGGTATACTGATAGAAAAGATATCGCTGCTATATTTGAGAGGAACGGTTTCAAGACTGTTTCTAACATCAATGCTATACCGCATGATTGGCTATGGACATACTCTATGCCATCACCGACATACTTAGACCTAGAAGAAGACGATCTATGGTATGGTCCATACTTAACTCCATTAAACAAAGCACCTCTACTTCCAAATAACCGCAAGAAACGAATTGGTATCAAGTGTATGGGAAATCCTAAGTATGATCAAGACTTACATAGAACCATACCATTCGAACAGCTGATCGACTCTATACCTGAAGACTATGAGATATACTCCTTTCATATAGACGAGGACTTTACTCATCCACGAGTCATACCATTGAAAGACAAGATCAAGACATGGGACGATACATTAGATTATATCAATCAGATGGATATCATCGTATCGAGTTGCACATCTTTGATCCATGCGGCTGGAGCTATAGGTAAAGAATCTATAGTCATCATACCTATACTAACTTATTATACGTGGGCAAAATTAGGCTACCACACAAAATGGTATGGTGATAACTTAACCGTACTTAGACAGCGTGAGTATGATAACTGGAACGCTCCATTAAAAGAATTAAAAGACATGCTATGATATATACTTTTGGTGATAGCTATACATGGGGCTGGAACTTCTATATAGATGCAAGTATAAACGATGAGGAACAAAAACGATTGATATGGCCATCAGTGCTTGCTGATAAGTTAGGTCAACCGCTTACAGACTTCTCTTTGCCAGCATCTAGTAACTGGCGTATAGCTAGAAAACTACAGTCTTTAAACCTAACAAAAGACGATATCGTGTTGATAGGATGGACAGCTCCTACAAGGTTTGAATTTGGGTTAGCTGATGATTATGATAGTATACCAAGTCATCCTGATATCCATTATAGGATAACTGACATGAATGAAGATGATGGTATAAAGACTAAGCGCATGTCATACCATCTTATGGACTCAACCACATGTCCATATGCAAAACAATTTATGTGGGGTGCATATGGACCGTTTAATTCAGAAGCATGGTATAAAGAGATGTTTAAGGTCATGTTTACTTCCTGCCAAAATATACTAGATAAATCTGAATGTAGATGGTTAGCATTTGATGTATGGTGTGATCAGTGTGATGATGATGTTTTTACAGATGTACCAAACTATATACTAAGAGGTACAAACTTACTAAACGCTTCTAGAGGTATCGCTGGAAAAGATACTGATAAAGAATATTGGACAAAGGAAGAGCATATTAAAGTAGCAGACTTATTGATAAAGGAACTAAGATGAGCGTGATGATCATTGATAACTTCATAATGTTTCCCAATCAAGTTAGGACATGGGCAATCAACCAACAATTTTATGATTCTAAAGAATTCACAGAGATGTATGGTAAACATACTGATTGGCCAGGAAAAAGAACGAAGCACGTGATGGATCTAGACCCGATATATGCCAATACGGTATTGACAAACATGGCTAACCTTGCTAATAAACACTTTGGCCTAACTAACGTATCGATTCGATCATACTTTCAACTAACTACAAAAGATGACGGTGATAGTTGGGTGCATCAGGACAACGATACAGATCTTGCTGCTATACTATACCTTAATCCAGATGCTCCTGTATCTTCAGGGACAACGCTTTATAGATGTAAAGACGAGCAAAGATGGCAGTCATACATGTCAACGGGTGAAGGTTATAACACGCTAAAGACCATTAATAGAGTAGAGAATACCCAACTATACGAAGATCTATTTGAACCTATAGATGTTATAGGAAACGTTTTCAATAGGTTAGTACTTTATCCAGGTAATACGTATCATAAGTCAAATGATTACTTTGGAGACACATTACAGGATGGCCGATTAACTCAAGTATTTTTTATAAAACAAGATGCATAGTTATAAGATCATAAACATCAACTTAACTTCAGTTGGTTCTGATGAGCCTATAGAAGATGTTCCATGCGGTACGTGTACACTATGCTGTGAGAAGTTAACTCCATACTTAACACCTGAAGAGATAGCTTCAGGATTATACCCTTTAAGTTTTATAGAACCCACCGATCAGCATAGAGCTGATAACCCACAAGTTGGACCTATAGTCACTTTGTATCGTAAGAAGGAAGGTGGTTGTGGTATGTTTATAGATGGGAAATGTTCTATATATAGTTATAGACCATTATCATGTCGGCAGTTTGATTGTCGTAAAGGTCATCATCCTTCATTAATTGATTATGCAAGAGAAAGATTTGGTAATGAAAAAGTTTAAGACTGCTGCATATACTATACTTAAGAACGAAAAGAAGTTCATTGAAAAATGGATGTACTATGCTCAACCATATGATTATCGAGTTTTATTAGATACTGGTTCTACTGATGGTTCATGGGAACTACTACAAGAGTATGCAAAGAAAGATCCAAACTTAATCATTGAACAAAAGATATTTACACCATGGAGGTTTGATGTTGCTCGCAGACATAACCTTGCTATGGTCCCAGAAGAAGTTACTTGGTGTTTATCTCCAGACCTTGATGAATACTTCTCTATCAATACACGTGAACAGATGGATATCATCATTGAAGCCGTGCCAACTATCACAAACATAGCATGCGATAGACTAGATATCTACTCTAAGACTGTTCGAGTAGGACCACCAAACTTCATAGCTTCTAATAAGATCCACCTCAGAGCTGATTACACATGGAACCAGCCAATCTATGAACACCTAAGTTGGATCCATAAAGATCGTAATGAGAATGAACTATATGCTGATGAGATATTCTTAGTGCATGACCAGGACTTTCAAAAGAAAGAAAGACCTGAACTATACGTTAAGATGATGGAAGACGAGTATCGAGATAACCCGACTAATACATGGAACCTTTGGTATCTTCTCTATCATTATAAAAATAGTAATCAGATCGACAAATATATACCAGCTGCATGTTTATTTGTCGACCATCATAAACGTGACGATGACTGGTATAAGAAGATAAGCACTCAGCTCATAGACATATACAGGAATGCACCTATAAATACAGAACAGAGAGAACTGATCTACTCATCTATTAAAAATATATTATGAAACAAAAATTACACTTTCTATCGGGATTGCCAAGATCTGGCTCAACAGTCTTATCTTCAATACTTAACCAAAACCCAGCGATATACGTAACTCCTACTTCTCCTATGCTTAACGTAGCAGTAAAGATGCAAGAAGCGTGGAGAGAGGATCCAACAGTTAAAGCTAACTACTTTGAAGAACAAGCAAGAAACTTAACTAAGGCGATATTACCGGCATTTTGGCAGCATAGGTCAGAACCAATCATCATAGATAAAGGTCGTGGATGGGCTAAAAACATGCCTACAGTCAATGCTTTATTCGGGGAAAAGATCAAGGTTATTGTAGTGGAACGTGATCTTCCTAGTATCATGGCAAGCTGGTTAACTATCATTAAAAACCAAACTAAATCAGACTTTGATAAGAACCTTATATTAAAAGGTTATCCAGCAACTGATGATAATCGAATGGCAGAGATGTGGTTTAATATGGTTAAAGATTGTATGGAAGGTGCTCAACAGATCAAGAAAGATGTTCCAGATCAGATCATAGTTGTTAAGTACGATGATATAGTTAACGATCCTAAACATGAGATCGCTCGTATAGAACAATTCTTAGAGTTACCAAAACATGAGTACGACTTTAATAATATCCAGAATGACACCAACGATGATGACTTATTAGCTTGGGGATTTGAAGGTTTACATACTATTAGACCTAAACTAGAAAAGATATCAAAGCCTGCAAAGGAAGTTCTTGGTGAAGAGCTATACAATAGGTTCGTTGAGATAGAAAAACAATATGTTTAAAATATTAATCATGGGTCTTCCTGGATCTGGTAAGACTACTCTTGCAGGTAGACTTGAGGCTAGTCTTAAACAAGAAGGAAAGTCTGTCACATGGTTAAATGCTGATAAGATAAGGTCTCTATATCAAGACTGGGACTTCTCATATGAAGGACGAATTAGACAAGCCAAAAGACTAGCCGACTTAGCTAATGTTGATGATGACTATACTATCGTAGATTTTATAGCTCCATTACAAGAAAGTAGAGACATATTTGATGCTGACTTTATTATCTGGATGGATACAGTAGTCATATCAAAGTATGAAGACACTGATAAGATATTTGAACCACCTACTAAATATAACCTTCGTATCCAGGATCATGATTACTCTATACACTCCATTATAAATACCTTATAGTTATAAATAATACAATAAACTAGGAAGTGTATAATGGCCGTTACTAGCAGAGAAGAATTAACTCAATATTGCCTTAGAGCTCTAGGCGAACCAGTAGTTGAAATCAACGTGGACGATGTCCAACTAAATGAGCGTATCGATGAAGCTCTTGACTATTGGAACCAATACCACTTTGATGGTGCAGAGCGTATGTATCTTAAAGCACAGATCACTGGCTCAATCATCAACATCACTACTCCTACACAAACTGATTTCCCCATAGGTACAAAGATCACTGGAAGCACATCTGGTGCAACAGCTAAGGTATGCATGCAGTATGGTCGTAATCCTGTAGATACACAGATCGTATGTCAAAACATGACGATAGCAGGCCAAAATGATGGTACTACATCTCAAAATCAATTTACTTCAGAGCTTCTACCAGCATTCATAGTGGGTGAGACCATCACCGGATCTAATGGAGCGACAGCGGTTATATCTGCAGACGGAGCAGTATTAGGTACATATGACCTACATTACTTCCCGCTACCAGACTACATCTATGGTATCACAAGAGTCATCCCGTTTAATGCAGCATCCAGCTCAAAGAACTTATTTGACTTACAATACCAACTAAGACTTAACGACTTATATGACTTGACTTCAACGTCATTGATCTACTATAAGACTGTTATGTCACACATCTCTCTACTTAACCTAGAACTAAACGGCTATCCACTATATAGGTTTAACCGTATGATGGGTAGACTATCACTTGACGTTAATTGGGACTCTGCGTTGACTATCGGTGACTTCATCGTGGTTGAATGCTATAGAGCTCTTGACCCAGCAACTTTCAGTAAAGTATGGAATGAACCTTGGTTCCGTCACTACGTTACAGCACTATTCAAACGCCAATGGGCTACAAACATCAAGAAGTTTGGTAACATCCAACTACCAGGTGGTGTGATCCTTGATGGGGCTTCTCTATATTCAGAAGCTATAGCGGAGATCAAAGACCTCGAAGATGAGATGCTGAATAAGGCTGCTCCACTTGAATTCTTCTTAGGATAATATGGCTCGCTCAGTCTACTTCTCTAACGGAACACGTTCCGAACAGCTCACATATGAGGACATCATAGTTGAGTCTATATCTATATTTGGACAAGACTTCTACTATATCCCACGTACACTCGTGGGTAAAGATGATATACTTGGAGAAGACAGGCTAAGTAAGTTTAAGAACGCTTATGCTATCGAGATGTACCTTGAATCACACGATGGCTTTGAAGGTCAAGGCGCATTCATACAGAAGTTTGGTTTGATGATGGAACAGTCTGCTACATTAACTGTCGCTCGTCGAACCTGGGAACGTTTCGTTGGGCAGCATGGACTTTCAATACTACCTAACAGACCTGCTGAGGGTGATCTACTCTACTTTCCACTAACTGGTGGTTTGTTTGAGATCAAGTTCGTTAAGCATCAAGACCCGTTCTATCAAGCAGGTAAGCTATACGTATATAAGTTACAAGTCGAGTTATTCCAGTATGCATCAGAACATATGCAGACTGGTATCAAGGAGATCGATAACTTTGAATCACTCAAGTCATTTGATACAGAGAAAGTTCCTAACGGTACAGTGACAGGATTCAAGATCACAAACAAAGGGCATAACTATGTGGTGCCTCCTACAGTTCAAGTTGGAGATAACTGGAAGCCACTCGCTTCAGTTAAAGTCAACGATGAAGTGTGCGTAGATGATAGGAGATACGTATGTACCATCGCGGGTGTTACCGGAGTTGATGCTCCTACATGGACACAAAGCGTTGGTGTAGATGGTACTGCATCATGGCAGTTCTTTGGTTACAGAGCATACGGTCAAGCATACCTTGGTGACGAGCCTAAATCTACAGGTGAAGTGGTCAAGATATTAGTCGTACAACCTGGTTCTGGTTATACCTATGCACCACCAGTATACTTGATATCAAACGATTCAGGTTCATTAGCTGCGGCTAACGCAATCATCGCTAACCTTGATCATCAAGACTACTCATATGGTGATAATAATAAGTTTAAATATGAAGCTGAGGGGGTCATATTTAGTGAAGCTAACCCATTCGGTGAGTTATCAACTTACTATACTCCTCCTTTAATACAAGCAGACACTACACTTAAGACTGCAGACTCAACAACTACAAAGGCAGACTCACTATGACACAACAAGTAATCAACATCGGTACAAACCCTAATGATGGTACAGGAGATGCATTAAGGACGGCTTTTAGTAAAATCAACCAAAACTTTACAGAAGTCTATGATGCTACTATCCAACTATCAGAACTACAAGCAATCACTGCAGCTTCAACAAGCTTTGAAGACTTTCAAGCAAGGATCGCGGCCTTATAATGCTTAATGGGTTAACATACTATCATGGTACCATACGAAAGACGATCGTTGCGTTTGGTCGTTTATTCTCTGATATCAAGATAGCTCGAGAAGATAACAACGGTAGCGTGGTACAAACCCTTGCCGTCCCGCTTGCCTATGCTCCTAAGGAGAAGTGGCTGCTTCGTATCGAGCAAGACCCAAACTTAACAAATAATACCTACATATCTTTACCAAGACTATCATTTGAGATAACTGGTTATACATACGACTCTTCACGTAAGACCAATAAGATGCAGATGATTAATTGTACAGATGAGAGTACTGCATCAAACCCTATCCGTAAGTCTGTATTATCTCCAACGCCATACAATATAAACATCAACCTATATGTGTTGACAAAGACGCAGGAAGACGCGATGCAGATCATCGAGCAGATCTTACCTACGTTTAATCCAGAATACTCTTTAGCAATCAATGCTTTACCAAGTGTAGAGATCACACAACGTATACCGATCATATTAAACAGCGTAACTGTCGAAGATAACTATGATGGTCAATTTACTGAGAGACGATTCGTAGTCCATACACTATCGTTTACTATCAAGACTAACATGTATGGCCCAGTACAAGATCAAAGCCTCATCACCACTGTTAAGGCAAACGTATCACAACAAGAAGGTGCAGATCCTATCAATAAGTATACTGCAACAGCTGACTCTCCAACTGCTCCAGTGACTGAGAACTGGGAAGCTCAATTCTAATGTCAAAGAACTACAACGCCAATAGTCAGTTAAAGGCTGCTGGTGTCAATATCCCTTTTACTGAAGATCAAGTCAAGGAGTACATGAAGTGTGCTGCCGACCCGATCTACTTTATTGAAACTTATTGTAAGATCATATCACTTGATCATGGTCTTATTGATTTTAAACTATATGATTGCCAAAAGGAAAAGGTGAAGGTTATACATGAGAATAGAAAAGTCATCCTTATGGAAGGTCGTCAACAAGGTAAGACGACTACTAGTGCAGCCTATATACTATGGTATACACTATTTCAGGAATCGAAGCAAGTCGCGATCTTGGCAAACAAAGCCACCGCCGCCCGTGAGGTCTTATACAGGTATCAGTTGATGTATGAGAACCTTCCAATGTGGTTACAGCAGGGTGTTACTACATGGAATAAGGGAGATATAGAACTTGAGAACAATTCAAAGGTGTTCACTGCAGCTACGACATCTTCTGGTATCCGAGGTAAATCTGTCAACATGCTGTATGTGGACGAAGCCGCGATCATACCTAACAACGTAGCTGATGACTTCTTTACTTCAGTCTACCCAACGATATCTGCAGGTGAAACGACAAAGATATTACTAAGCTCTACTCCATTAGGTTACAACCACTTCTGGAAGTTTTGGAACGATGCAGAAAATAAGCGCAATGACTTTGTGCCGTTATATATCCCATACACACGAATCCCAGGTAGGGATGAGAAGTGGGCAGAGGAGCAAAGGAGACAGCTTGGTGAACTAAAATATAACCAAGAGGTTATGTGTAACTTCCTTGGTTCTGCACTCACTCTGGTGCGTGCCGATGTGATCGGGAGGCTATCTGCTGGCTTCATTATACATAGTAAGGATGGCCTTGATGTATATGAAAAGCCTATCAAGGATCATAGCTATTGCTTAGTGGCTGATACTGCAAAGGGTGTGGGAGGTGACTTCTCATCATTCTCAATCATAGACGTGACAGCAGCACCATACAAGCAAGTGGCAAAGTATAGGGACAACCAGATTAGCCCTATGCTATTCCCTTCAGTCATATACAAAGTAGCGACAGAGTATAATAAAGCATACGTATTGCTTGAGGTTAACTCCTCAGAACAAGTAGCGCAGATCCTATACGGTGAGATGGAGTATGATAACCTATTGTTTGTCAATAGAGGCGTAGACGGTCAAGTAGTGTCAGGTGGCTTTGGTGGAGGTAAGACTCAACTAGGTGTCAACACTGATAAGAAAGTAAAACGTATTGGTTGTATGAATTTCAAGTCTTTGGTGGAAGAGAACAAGCTGCTTATACAGGACATGGACACCATAGCTGAGATCTCGACCTTCATCGAGAACAACAAAGGCTCTTACGAGGCGGATGAAGGGTATCATGATGATTTGGTCATGACTTTAGTACTATTTAGTTGGCTGACCACCAACCCATACTTTAAAGAGCTCAACAACGTTAACTTGAGAGAGATAATGTATGAGAATCGTATCAAACAGATAGAGGATGAGCTGACCCCATTCGGATTCATGGATGATGGTAGGGGCGGTCAGGACGAACAGGTCCTATTGAATTTTTAAGACTTATAAATATATGTGTAGAGGTGACTCTAACTATATCATAAAAATCATAATTTAAGGAGAAACAAAAAAATGCCGTTCCAATTATCTCCAGGAGTTGCGGTAGTAGAAAAAGATTTTTCAGAGATCGTTCCTGCAGTTTCAACATCTACAGGTGCTTTCGCTGGTGTGTTTGCTTGGGGTCCCGTATTAGATCCTGTTACAATCTCATCTGAAACAATTTTAGTCCAACGTTTTGGTGGACCAACAGATGCGACAGCGCAATCATTTTTCACTGCAGCAAATTTCCTTGCTTACACAAATAACCTATTAACCGTTCGAGTAGACACTACTAATGCTAAAAATGCAGTAGCTTCTGGAACAGCTATTAAGATTAAAAACCAAGATCATTACCTAGAAAACTTTGCTGCTGGCGAAGCTTCTGTAGGTGAATGGGCTGCTAAGTACCCAGGTGCATTAGGTAACTCAATCACAGTTTCAATGGCTGATGCAACAACCTTCTCAGGTTGGGAATATGAGTCAGAGTTCCCATTGGCTCCTTCTACATCTACATACGCAGCATCAGTTGGTGGTTCAAATGACGAACTCCATATCGTTGTAGTAGATGCACATGGTCTATGGACTGGTACTATCGGTGCTATCTTAGAAAAATACTCATACGTATCTAAAGCATCAGACGCAGTACAAACAAATGGTACAAACAACTACTATAAGAACGTAATCAACAGCCAATCACAATATATCTGGTGGATGGATCATACAACATCAGTATCTACTTCAGTCAATGGAGTTGGTACAAGCGGCGTGGCTTGGGGC